TTGTCTCGCCTGACGAGCTTGTAGTTCGCCCTGGCCGGTCGCAGCATCTCGACACGCTGTGGCATCAGGTCGCCTCCGCTTCGATCCACTCGCCCGTTGCCTCGTCGAGCGTCCAGCCTGGGCCGGGGCATGGCGGGTATGGGCAGCGGTTGTAGCCAATGATTTCGCCGCTCTCGTCACGCACCTCGTAGGTGTGCAGGCCATTGATCACGCCGAGATAGGTGGTGGTCATGACAGCCTCGCGAATGGCTCTTGCAACTGACCGCTACTTATGGTCGCGCTAGTCGGTAGGTCGCTCTGACCTGTTATCTGTCCAGACATTCTCGGTGACAACGACGATATGCCCACATTGACCGGGCGCGTTGCAATATTCGGCGTCGTTGTTCCCACAACCAACACTGCCACACCGTAACGGGTGCCAGCGACCAACTGGTACGACGCGGGGAATGATCCATCCGTTGCAAATGACCGCTGATACGCCGTCACCAGCGAACTAAACAGGGTGGTGTCGGATGCCGTGCGTGCCACCAGAGTGGCCGTGGCCGTTGTCTCATCGAATGTGTATAGCCCCATTCGTGCGAGCGTCAGGCCAGAGGCTACCGTGGTGTTGCCGCTCGCCATTGTGATTGATGACACCGTAATGGTTACCGCAGGCGTGAAATAAGTCATCCATACAGTCCCGCTCGCCGGGGTAGCAGTCTGCACCGAGAGCTCGCCGCGAGGGAATATGTCTAGCGCGGATGAGTTCTGATTTGCCGCCGCTGCCAGTCTGGCGTGTGTGGCGATGTTTGCCGACAGCAGAGCATCTGCCAGCGTGCCGCTCGTCAACAGGCTAGCGTCCGTCGTCGCAGCCCCGCCATCGCCACCAGAGACGCCTTGCGGCCCTTGCGGCCCGATGCCACCGCTCGCAGTCGCCGTAAAGGTCGATGAGCCGACGTTCGCGGCAATCGCGTTGCCGCCGGATACCGCTGCTGTGATCGGCTGGGAGACTACCGTCGCTGTGATCGTCATGCCACCACCTCGACGACGCCCTGCAACGCCGTTCTCTGCACGCCACCGGGGGCAATCCAATCAAGCCGCCAGCCGTAGGTGCCAGCGGCCAGCGATGCCGTCTGCGTATCTGTAAGACTGACAGCCACCACCGCAGCCGCAGCGTCGGTGACGCTGGTCGTGATCGGCGACACCGTGCTGCCGGTGACGAGACTTGTGAGCGTGCTGCTCACCGTGTAGCCGACAAGAGAGACGCCACCAAAGTCGATGCTGGTGGCGAAGTCGTCGCCGCGTTTGAAGGCGAGGCTCATCGTGCCTGGAAGCTGGGTATAGGTCGTCACTTGGTTGCTCCTGTTTTGCACTTGCACGTCGGCGGGCAGGGGCACGCCGTGCGGTGGCCGTCGCCGTGAACGATGTAGCCACGCCCGCCACACTCGGTGCAGCAGCCGGGCTTGGGCGGTGCTGGCTCTGGCGTGGGCACCGGAGCCTTTTCCTGTGCCGTGGCGGAATACGCCGCCGAAACTGCTGCTGAGGCTCTAGGTGCCTCTACGTCTATTTGCGTTTGGTCAGCCGAAAGGCTAGCCAAGATTGCGAGCAACCATTGCCACATAATTTCCTACCCTTTCCAAAACTGGTCGGCTGCACCGCAGACCGCAAATGTCATTGCGCCCATGATAAAAAATGTCGTGATCAGCTTGCCGCCGATGCCATCGCCAACGAATCCCCACACACCAGCAATGGCAAGCACGGCACTGGCGATGACCATTGACACAAGCACGGTGCCCGTGATCTGATTCAGTGTCTTGTTGTTGAACATGGTTCACCACCCTTGCCCGTGGTTCAGAATCCTGTGCCCGTCGGCATCAACGCGAGCGTGTACCACATACGCCTGCTCGGCGGGCGGTTGTTCTGCAAACATCATTGCCCACAAGCCAAGCCGGGCTAGCCGCTGAACGAGACGCAGCACGGGCCGCTGCGGCTCGGGCTTCACTGGGCTGTAGTCCGACGTCGCCGCCCACCAAGTCAGCATGACGGCGATCAAGCCAACGACAACGGCTGTCTGGATTTCTCTCTTGCTCATCGGTCGTCACTCCACAGCGAGTAAGCGAACATCACAACCACGGCACCGATCACGCTGCCGATCAGCCCGGCGGGAGCGTCACCAAAAGGCAGACCGCCAGCGAGCGAACCGATGACGCCGAGTCCGATTGTCGGCACCCACCCATCGGGGCATTTGCCAGGGTAGATCCACTTGGCGATGCCGCCGACGACGGCACCGAAGATGATCCACATGACGAGCGACATAGGGAACTCCTAAAAGCTGAGTTGGTAGACGTCTGCAATGAGTCGAGCGGGCGACGGCGTGCGGGCCTGCGTCTCGGGTGGTGCAGGGGCAAGCCAATTGCCGTGGTGAATATCGCGATACTTGAACCCGTCCGTGTCGCCGATTGCCCAGGCGTCTTCGAGCATCCGAGTCTCAACGACAGAACGACGAGCCCAGTACGAGCCGTCTGGCATGTCTGCCGGAACCTTCGGGCCTGAAATCCAATTCGGACCCCACGAGTTCAGGATCAGCACAAGGTCATCCGGCGAGCCGTTCTTCTTGTGGCGGATCGCTATCGCCACTTGCTGGTGCATCCATGTGCCAGATGCTTCCGCAATGCCGTCCTTGTTACGGACAGACTGAAAGCCCTGACTAGACGCGAGAGTTACGGGATAGCCGCTCTCCAGTGCCGCCGCCAATTCAGCCCACGAGCGAACGGCGACCACATGCCGCAGCGGGTGCTTCTTCGCCTCGGCATCGAGCCTGCCGTTGTCGCCTTGACCGCCGCAGCCGTAGGCTCCCCACTGCTTCGCTCGCTCGCCCGAATACTCCGTCAGGTCTGCGGTCGGATACTTCTGGCGATAGACCACGCCGTACTCGCGGAGGAACTTGGCAACGCCGAACCCTGTGGCACCATCGGAAAATCCGCCGTATGGCTGGGCACCATCACCCGGCTTCCCTCGGGCTTCGACGCGAGCGCCGCCGTACAGCGGCTCAGTCGCGGGCAGCAGTGGAGGCTCTGGCAACTTGCCAAGCGACCAGGAGACAGCGTCGGCAACCGCGACCGCGTGCATTCCGCCCCAGCTCGTGCAGTCACCGATGAGTTGCCTGCCAACGACGAACGGCTTGCCGTAGCGTGCTCTGTGTGCGGCATCCAGTTGGCGATACAAAAACGTATCGACGCGTTTGGCTTCCTTCATCGCCTCGGCACCCGCCTGGAAGAAATACTTTTCGTCACCGAGCGTGGCGAGAAACTGTCGCGTCCCGACAGGGTCAGGCGTGTATCCAAAACGTGCGTCGATGGCGTCAGCCGTGCGGCGAGTAGCACGCTCGACGAGCACGCCGAGGATCGCCATGACGACGACGAATGAGACGGCACCGAAAGACCAGCGATCACTTCGTGACATCAGCGGCAGCCCTCGCTAGGTCACGGAGTGCTGAAACCCACGCCGCACGGCTCTCGGGCGTCACGGGACCGCCAGACGAGCCCACAGAGTCGTCCAGAAACTTGTGTACGGCGTCACGCACTTGCGGCTGCCGAGCACCGATGCTCTCGCCCTTACACCGCATCTCGCGGGCGGCGATCCGCAAGTCGTCAAATGCGATGCCCGTCTTGAGCCGCTGGTCGTGCTTGCCGTCGTACTCAATGCACTCGGCGAGTTCGCCGCACAGAGCCGACATCGTCGCGGCATCTTCTGCCGCAGTCGGCCCGATGAACTTGCCACGCAGCGTGAACGCATCTGGCGGCACTGGTGAAGGCTGCGGCTTTGGCGCTGGCTTGCTAGGCATAAACGCAATCGCAGCAGCGACGAGCAAGGCAACCGCCGCGAGGTGCTTGCCGTCGATGCTTGGCTTGCTTGCTGTGGCATACCACGCCTGCACCCGCTCGGTGATCTGCTGACCGGCGAGAGCGTACAACGCAAACGCCAGAAGAATCGCTGTGATCATTTCGCTCTCACAAGTGGAAGGATGGTTTCGATGGTTCCCGCAGCAATAGCCACGACCAACGCCCGAGCCGGCGGCCGCACGATGAACCAGAACGGATAGACGCTCATAGGCACGCACGCGACCGCCAGCGTGTCGAACAGCACGCCCACAGACTCCAGCACGATGTCTCTCTTCTGCGGCCCGGTCAGCGTCTGCACAGCGTCGAGCATCTCGACCGCAAGCCTCACAAGTGACGCAACCAGCGACCCGAACTCAGCCCACGTCAGACCGTCGCGGGCCTGCTCGCGGGCAGCGTCAAGGAATCGCTGGGCCGCGACGATGAACGCCGGAAGTGTGCTTTCGGATGACACCATCGGGCACCTCGGGGAGCGGAACGACTCATTTCGATTCTGGCGGATCACCCTGGCTGTCTGGCAGAGGCCAGACGATCACGTCCAGCAGCCACTGGTAGACGTCCTGCCAGCAGTCGTCGGCCTCCTGGCACGATTCTTTCTTGGTGAGCGGGAACGGCTGCGTGAACACTTCCTCGCGCCCGTTGACGATTTTCCCGTCAACGTCTTGAAGGGTCAGATAGACGTACCGCCGCCCGTACTCGACGACGATCCGCCGCTCGATGCCGTCGGGCCGCTCACTCATCGGCAAACCCCTCCATCGCATCGCGGGCTTCGTTGGTCAGTTCGATCCGTTTCAGTACGAACTGCCGGGGCTTCGTTACTTGCCGCTCGCCTCGCGTCCGGTCATCCCAACGCGACTGTATTTCCAAGCAAGCCTTGCGAATCTCGCTGGGCGTCGGGTCACTGGACTCACCACGAACCGGCTTGAATCGCAGCCGCCTGTCGTTTCGCAGCGGCAGATTCCACACGTCGCGAAGTCTCAGCACCTGATCCTTCGTGATGGTGAAGCGGGTGCAGAGGTCGGCAATCGGCATGTGCGTAGCCCAATCGGCTGCGAACGACTCAATGTTGATCGTTGCGGTGACGCCTGCCATAGCTTCACTCCAGCCAATACATCACAGACCGCATCGCCGGGTCGAGGTACAACCGATGCCCTGTCCTCTGGGCAATGCTCGCATGAAAGGGGACGTGCTCGCAGTCCGAGCCGTCATAAGTTCCCGCGAGGTACGCCTGCGTCTCGTAGATCGCCAGCCCGCCAAACGCAGAGCAGACCGGGATAGGCGGCGAACCGACCGGCGGCAACCACGAATGCTTCCATCCGCCGAAGCCTGCGGTGTAGTCATCCCATGACGAATTCAAACGCAGAGCCCAGGCGTCATAATGCAAAAAAGATTTTGTCGGTCCATGCTCCATGAGCGACACGCTCGCCATGCCGTAGGCATCCGTCATCGTCGCCAGCGATCCCACGCCGTGCATCACGCCCGCATGGCTCCACCCGCCCCAAGAATCCCAATCGATGACGAGCGTGTAGGTCGAGTCGGGGGAGTGCTGCCGAACCCACTCTTGGCACGCTGTGCGGTACTCGGCCAAGGCGACCGTTCGCGGGCCAGCAAACTCTGCCGAGAACTGCTGCCGGTTGAGCGTCTGGCTGTTGAACGTCGCCTGCGGATAAGCAGCGCAGAAATTTGCCAGCACCGTTTCCGTGTCGTCGGTGTTGTCGTTGGTTTCGCAGCGAAACCGCCACGACCGGCAGTCGCCAACAAGCATCAGGAGCCGTGCGAGATTGGCGTTTAGCCACGATCCGCAGTTGCGAGCCAGCCCGACGACAGCCACGTCGGCATCGGCCCACGCTTCGACGCCGACGGAATGTGCCCGAGCAAAATCCGTCGCGAAATGATCGAGCGGATAAATGAGGTGGTCAGGCACCCGCTGCGATTTTGGCGAGCTTGGCGATAAGGCTGAGTCTGTCATCGTATTGCGTGACGTGGACGAAGTAGGGCTTGTCTGGCTTGTTGATGTCGCCGGGGTGATGGTTCCAGACCGGCGGCAGAAACGTCGTTTGCCCGTAGAGTTTGGTGGGGCTGTCAAGTTTTCCATGCGGCCCCGGCTCGACCACGTAGCCCATCAGGCGCATGATCGCAGCCTGTTCCCACCACGGGTGATGCACGAACTCCGAGCCGTCAACCCACGCCTGCTGAAGCGTCGGCCGCATCTCCTTTGACACAACCCACACGCCGCAGTTCGGCACGCGACCGCACTCGGTGAGATGCTCGACAACCGCTTGGCACTTGCCCGGCTGTAGTTCGGCAATGATGTCTGCACCCGGCCACGCGATCACGACATCGACGTCGATCCACGCCACCACGTCATACGCCTTGAGGGCCGCATACATCGCCGGCAGCTTTTGCCACGACGCCGGTCGATCACCAATGAGGCTCAAGGAGATGAAGTCGTGGCCGTGCCGCTGCGCATACGATTCCATCAGCGGCGCGGTGTGCTCTGCCATCGCGGCGTGCGTTGCACCGCTCCAGCCGGTGAGGATCAGAGACTGCATCGCCCTACACCTCGGCCCATTCTGAGCCGGCACGCTGGAACAGAATCACCTCAACACACCCGAGCTTGCGTGCGATCTCTGCCGTGGTCGGCGAGAACACCGCCAGAGGCTTGCGGATGTCGATGGTGCCGGCACCCATGAGCACCGCAGCGAGCGCCGTTGCTTTGCCGGTGTTGCGATACCGTTCCTCCACGTACTGCTCCAACGTCTGCATCCCTCGCCACACATGCGAACAAGCCCAGCCGACCATAGCGCCGTCGATGTGCCACACAGCAATCGGCGTGCAGCTGCTGCCGTCGCCCTTCATTACCGTGGCGACCTCGATCTGAAACTCGCTGCCGGGTTTTGTCAGCCTGGACCGGATCGCCAGCAGATCGAGCATGTTGAGGCCATCGACAGTCGTGGTCATTACTTGGTTCACTGCAACCTCACTGTCGTTCGTGCCTCATTCCCATACGAACGATCCAGCACATGCTTTCCGATCTGGTGATCATCGACGTATGCGATCCCGTTGAGAGCGTCCTCGACGCCACTCAACAAG